GGAGGTGTCTTGATGGGGTAAGTCCAGTTCGGTGATGGAAGAAGGAAAGTGTAAGGCGGAGTGCCAGTGTTCGTATTCACGGCTTGGTATAGATCAGTTGTAAAACCATCACGAGAACGGAAAGCAACAATATCTCCCGCATTGTAAGTCTGCGTATTATTCCACGCAACACCGATCGGGTTGAGTGATGTCCAGTAAGTAGAAGATCCACCGCTCGTGTATCGCACGACCGTTCCTACGGTTTCGTATCTTCCCGCTGGAAACGCACTGGTCCAATCAACTGGGACGGGTGTTGGAGTGGGTGGCACGAGTGACTGGTAGAGTGTGCTTCCGTAGATCACAACATCACCCGTGTTGTATGTAGTTCCAGCATCCCATCCATCCGTCAATGATGACGGAATACCCAACGCCCAATTCTTCGCACCCAATCCTAGAGGAGGATACAGAGAAGGCGGGTCAGCACCCGCTAGAACTCCAGTAGGCGAACAGCAATACCAAGTCTCGGCATTGTAGGTCACTAAATCATACTGGCTGTATGTTTTGATTGGAGACCAAATTGATGTCGGGGTAGTGGCTTGGTAGAAAGGACCGTTGTTCGTGTTATAGATGTAAGTGGGCTGTCCAGTCACGGGATCAATATCGTTCGCATTCGCCGACACAATGTCTCCTCCTTGATACTGGGCGAATTGGATATACTGACCCTTGAACTTCACATTCGCCAGTGAGAGCGGTGTAGGAGCAAGAATCTTGTTGCGATCTTGCGTGGCATACTGAACGAACCGCTCCTTTGGTAGCACCGTGAGTGCGACACCAGCGGGTGGTGTCGTGCCAAGATCTGTCCAAGACCTTGAAGAATACTCATTACCCACTGGAGGAATAGTTGAGATTCCACTTGAGGTGGAAGCAATACACTGGTAGTAGTGCGAGTTGGTAGTGTAGAGCACGAGATCGTTGAGGTAATACTTCGTCCCTAGAACGAAGTCGGGAATCGTCACTCCAGTCGCACTGAATGTCTGCTGGTAAGGAACAGCCAATCCATAATTCGTAAGGTTGGGGTTCAACTGACCCGTGCCTTCACGAATGCTCGGGATGAACAGCGGTAGGTCAAGATTCGCACCGTTCATCGTGAAGCGAACGATAGAGAAGTTGTATTTGCTGATGTCCTTGAGGATAGGGGCATCACGCTGTTCGTTGAACACTATGTTCGGATCCAACACTGCTTCGCCAGTCGCCAATTGATCCGCAGTCGTGTTGTTGATGATGTCGGCATTGTAATACACATAGTCGGGGTCATCATTCGTCCCACCGACAAACTGGACGGACGCTAGTTGGCGGTTCATTTGTGTATCTACTGGGATTTTATCGTGGCTGTTATTTCTGTAGTTTGGTGTAGGTCAGTCCACTGACGAAGTCGTCGGGACACAATCCAGTCTTATCTATGACTGATTTGTATTGTGCGAGTGATTTGCCCTTGTAAAGAAGACGGCTCACGCAGTGCCGACCGCAAGTGTTAATGTCGCCTCGTTCCTTTTGGAATGCGTGGGTATTGTAGTAGATAGGCAGACCGCTCTTCCGCATAAGGTCGGTGAGGTAAGGTTCAGCCTCGTCCATCTGTTCTAGACGAGACTGCGGAACATCCTCCAACTGCTCTTCGGGTTTGTCGCCGTAGGGATCAAAGAACTCTACGCCCTTGTTGGTCTTCAGCATACAGCACCAGTGTCCCGTATGCTCATCTTCGGTAAGGAAAAGGATAATACACCGTCCTTTGGAGTCAAAACAATCGTTCAGCGATTTCTTGTTCGCAAGGTCGGGGTAAGTCATCAGCGAGATGTCTTTGCCGAGCAGACGACGAATATCATCATCGCTCAACGAGTAATCTCTGACTTCTTCTGCGTGGCTCATTATAAATGACCAAGAATATATGGGGTTCGCCTTTCTCCAAAGATCAAAGGAAGGCAAAAGAGCCAAAGGAAGAGAAGGCACCGAAAGAGGAGAAACCGAAAAAGGTTCCTCGTCTTACGAAGACTGATGTTCGTTTATTGTTAGATTGCTCCGCTGGATCCATCAACGAGATTGTGTTATGCTGGACTGAACGCTGGATGACACAGTTGATACGAGAGAACTGCTATCCACCTCAATTTGCTCGTGCTGGGGCGTATCAGTATCTTCTAGACTTTCTTGGGGATGGAGCAACAGCGGTTCTGAATAAGATACGGACGGACTTCTTTGGAAACCGAACTGCGAAGAATGGAGATGACGATGAAGATGAGTTTGCGTTCTTGATGGGTGTGCCGATGGCGGAGTGAAATCTTCTACATTGATCCCCATTCTCATTTGACGCTCACAACAGTGGGACACGAACCGATGCCCTACGAGAGCCGTGATTAAACGATACAACCCGTAAAGTATAACCACTGCCGTCGTTGATAAACCCGCCGACGCTAGTGTGTTGAGATCCATTGTGTTCTAGTCTTAAAACTTTACAACTGCCCACGCAAGAGCAACCTTCGTCAATCCCGTAGGACTGGCACTACTGGATACAAAGAAGGTGATCGTTCCGCCACCAGCCGTAGAAGGAATAGTCGTGATCAGCCAGTTATTCTCACTTGCGATTATGTCCGAACTGGCGTATCCGCTTACTAGTTGAAGAGCACACGATATGACGGAAGTAGAAGTTAGATCCGCTGATATTCCCGTGAGCGGAGCAGAATAGCACCCATTAGGTGCGTCCAGTGTCCAAGTGAGATCAGAGAACGGTGTCAGTCCGCTGGGAAGTGGGACTGGAATTGTTCCCGCTGGACCCGTAGGACCCGTAGGACCGATCGCAGTGTTTGCCGTCACCGTCCAGTTCACGCTTCCCGATAAACCATTCGGGTTGACGGCTCCACTGTAGATAGTAATATTGATTACGTCGTCAGTAGAGACTGATAGACTGGAAATAGTATATTGAGCCAACTGACCCGAGAGCCAAGATCCAATTATGGCGTTTCCTACATTCACTCCCGTCGCTCGGAATGTTGTAGACCAAAACCCACTGGCATTCGTCCAAGTGAGTGCCGATAGACTTCCGCTATTTCCCGTGAGCATACCCGAACCCGCTGGACCAGTCGCACCCGTAGAACCATTTGTTCCATTCGTTCCATTCGTTCCATTTGCTCCCGCTAGACCCGTAGCACCCGTAGGACCAATATTTCCGCCACCACCATTGAGACCATAGATAACGACTTGAATGTAGTTAGATCCAGCACCCGTGAGATCAATGGCTTGTGAAGGTGAAGTATTCGGACTAATAGTCATCAGAAGCGTGTATGATTTCCCAGCCGTGAGTTTTATGACTGATGATGATGAAATAGCATATTGGTTGTTGTATGGTGTGATATACATAGGTAAGGCAACATATGTATTGTCGGTAAAGTTGTAGAGTTGAAAACTTATAAAACTACCAGTCGTAGCACTATTCCAGTTAATATTGGTAGCACCGACAACATATTCTATTATGTAGTTGCCAGTCACAGTGGGAACAAAGTTGTAGTTCTCGGGAGGAGTCACAGTTCCAGTGTTTAAGAGTGTAAGCGTAGTGTAGGTAGAGTTTGCTCCCAGCGTATTGAAAGAAAAGTTCCATCCCGCATATGGACTGCTCGGAGGAACCCTATTCAGATCCTCAATCATTGCGTCGGGTCCGATCGGTCCCGTAGCACCCGCTGGTCCCGTAGCACCTTGAGTTCCACCACCCGTAGATGTGCGAGGAGACGAGATCCACTGGACTTGGGCTGGATAACTATCGTTAATATTCGGACGGGGATCGCCATTCACTAGAATAGCAATGGTTCCACCACCCGTAGACACTTGTGTTGCGAGGATGGGATTGGTTGTCGCAAGTATAGATCCGAATGCTCCGTAATAATTGGCGACCGCAAGGTTTCCAGCGGGAATATTGTTGGGAGACACTGAAAATACAGCAAACCAAATACCATTTCCAGTCGTCGTCCATCCCGATGTTGTTTGGAATGTAATGTATCCCGATTGGACTGTTCCTTGACCTACTGGACCGCTGGGACCCGCTACACCCGTAGCACCCGCTGGACCCGTAGCACC